TAATCCGCTGATTTGAAATAGTGTAAAGAGGGGGGATTTTCCACCCTCTTTACACAGTTAAGAAAGGGTTTTGCAAATGGCGGATCGTAAAGATATATTAGATAAGATTATGAATCGGCTTCGAGCACGGTTGTTTAACCATTTTGAAGCCATGGGATTGAATGATGATCAACTTAAAGCTCATAAACAAGCAGTGAAGGATATTACTTCTTCTGCTTGGAGTGATTTGAACACCCTCCTCAATGAAGGAAAGGAGAAGTAAGAAATGTCTAATCAAGACAAGAAGATTGTAGTTGTGGCACGTCCCGGATATCAAGTATTATTAAATATCGGCAATGATTGTCTCACGATTGATGCGTTTACCCCAATTGACCTTTCCAATATGTATGATGAAGCTACTCTTAGCAATTGTGGATCACTTTCAGCTCATCTTCGTGACGGCAATTTGGTTTATTTCGAAGGTCAACAGCTTCCGAAAGATCCTAATTTACAGAAAGTAGCTGCGCTGCGTCAGTCAACTGCTCAGCATATTCAAGCTCAGTATAAACAGTCCGCAGTTAATAAACAATATCCGAATATGCAGTTGACTACTGAAACGGAAGATGTTAATGAAGGACAAGAAAAAACGTTGCAGGATCGTGTAGCAGAATCGCGGACGAAAATGCAACAGTTTGAACAGAAGATGGCAGATCAAGTTCGTGCGAATCTTTCTACTGCTTCCGATCATTCACCTGCGGTCGATGCTGGTAATCCTCCGGCAGACTTTGATCCTACTGCGGTTGGAGCGGGTCTCAATAAAGCAGCCCTCAATATGAAGGTTGCAATGGATGTTGATTCGCAGACATTTATTGCTAAGCAGGCTGCTGCTCGTAAAAAACTCGATGATAATGAGCAGGCTGCAGAAAATGATGCATGTAAGGAAATTGAACGTCTTAAATTTCAGGATGACGATCTTACGAATGGAGGACAATAATTAAATGGCTGTAACGGTTTATTGGGTAGAATATAATGGCTTATACCATGATAGTAGTCTTGGTACAGCGCTTGCGTCGTCGTTAAACTTCGGGAGTACTGACCTTGCTAATTTGGTACCTGCCAGTTATCCGATTGCCGCTGGTTCCAACAGTTTTGCAAAATATATTAAGTTACATTTTTCTGGATCGTATACACAAATTAGTAACGCAAAATTATGGAAATCCAACGGTGAGTATAAAACCGGTGAGGTTATTAAGTTCTCTGGTAATTATATTAAGGGTTTCGAAGCGCCAACCGCAACTGCATTGCCTGCGGTAAGTGGTAATTCTGTTCCGGATATTGGTACGTCAGCTCCGGGCAGTGCAAACGTGTGTTTGCCCAATTTGACTACAGATATTTTGAAACAGTCTGACTATGAGAGTACTCCTGGATATGCCTCCGGTGCGTACTCATCTATGATGGCATTTCAGTTACAGACGACATCGAATACACCTGCTGGACCAGTGAACCAGAAAACAATCTCACTGACATACGATAGACAGTAAGAAATATAAATATGTAATTTTACGTTCATATATTTCATTTATTTCAATAAAAGAATTATAATTGAACAAAAATTGTATATTTAAAATAGCAGTTGTAATACAATACGTTGCCGTTAAATTTTAATTAGATTCAGGAATGGATACTACCGCGCCTGCATCTAATTTTATTGTAGATAATGAGATAATAGTGACAGAAAGGTTTATATGTGGAAAGCAGAATTTATAGACGGTTCAATACTCGAAGAGTTTGACAAGTTTGGAAAAGAAGTACCATTTAGTAAAGTTATGGATCGTGTTAATGAATTGAAAACATTTTCGATCGTTTTAGCGAGTTCGAAGATATTCACAATACGTTTCCGTGACGGTCGATTTACTGTAACGATTGATGGTAAAGATAGTCATTTTTATGGATTTGATATAGAAAAATATGATGTTACAAAGTTAACAAATATCAGACCCATTTATTTTGTTCGTGAAACTGTTAATTTTCAAATTAATGCCGGTCCAGGTGTCCATGCTGGCACCTTGCCGCGCGTTAATTTCACAGCGTTGGGATTTCAGGCAAATTATAATGGTAAAAATTTAAAAAGGTATCTTGCAATTTATCCTGATGGGAAGTATATTATTCGAGATGAATAATTTTTACGTTTACATAATGGAGATTTAATCATGCAAATATTATATAGAGGTAAACGTGAAAGAATTTGGGCCGATTTCAAGGATGAAAACGGGATCTCTATTCAGCCGTCGGGCAGTGTTACAGTTAGTGTTCAATATCAAAGTGATTCAATTCCACGTATTGAGAACGCAATTGCCACATATAGTAATAATGGCCGGTATTTTTATGAAATTGAAGTTGATAACACTTGGCAGTATGGATACTATGGGGCATTTTGGCAAGCAGATCAATCTGGGTTGATTGTTTCTTCTGATATTCCAAACGTTTTTAAAGTAGAAAATCCACGCGAGTCCATTGTCAAAGGTGTCATGTTAGAACGAGTCCGTTCTCAAATGTATATGCATCAAGATATGGGCGGGTATATTAATAAATATCCACGTGATCGAGAATTGCTCGATCATTTACAAACAAGTTTGAATTGGTGGAATGCGCATCCACCGGCAATTACGTTTCACACATTTTTAGATGTACCACAACCTTACTATTCAATTATTGAAGAGGGCGCAGTGATCAATGCGTTAGTCGCATTAGGTGTTTTTGAAGCTGGTAAACATTTTATTTATAATGATAACGGTATTGCACTAACACGTGATCGTAGTGGGAAGTATCAAGCAATTTTTGGGCAGTTAATGACCAGTTATTCACAACATTTAAAAGCGATGCGTACGAAATATGCGCTAGATCATGTTGTCGCACGCGGATTATTTAGTTCAACTACTGGGTTCCCGCGATCTTTGTCCCGTGCTCTTAGAGGTGTACAAAAATTTGCTTAATTTTTATATAATTGAAAGAATTATGAATGTTAAATATTTTTGTGAGATCCTGAAAGGGTTATAAATGTCCCCTATTTTTAATAGCGATAGTCCATTGAATCCTGGAGATGATCTCTTTGTTAATTGTGAGTTGGGATTAGATAAAGAGATTACTGATTATATTATAGAAAATCATACTCTTCAAATTCGAATTGGTGCGGAACCGTTTTACTTATTTCAACGTGTTGATCAGGGTGAATTAATTAGTAAGTCTATTACGTCTTGGGATACTACAACTTCTCAGTATTCTGCAATTATTTGGCAACCAGGGGACGGCGAACGTAATCATCCTAATCACCGCATACAAAAAAATCATTGGACTGTTTTCAATAATGCTATGCCAATGGTTCGGGTATATGATAAGGATTCTATTGCATATGATAACGAATATGCTATTGAAGTTCTTCGTTCGAATTCGAGCACTACCTTTGGTACAGTGAAAATTTGGTTTAACGCAGGATTTACACCATCTAATGTTTCGTACTCATTTCGAAATTTGTGCTCTTGCGTAGATGATTCTACAGGATACCCTAATCGGGAATGTCCGTTGTGTCGGGGTACAGGTTATCCTGCTGCATTTACTCAGTATACTGTAGCAGCTACCAAATATAAACCTGCTAATACTGTATTAGTACGTGTTCCAATGGGGGTAGAATCAAAGCCTGTTGAACAGATTGGTAGAGTTACGAGACGTGAACATCGACATTGGATGGAACGTGAGCCGTATGTAAAGAACTATGATTTACTGATGGGGACTACAGGACGTAATGCAGGCGTTTTATTTGAGATTGTGGGTAAATACGATAGTCGTTGGCGTGGAATTTTGACTCATCAAGAATTTGAAACAATTCGAATTGAAGAGAGCGATATTCGTTATAAATTGGCACCTATACCAGTAGCAGCTGTTACGACTGACGCGGTGACTATAACTTCCGATGCAGTAATTGTATAAGTGCCACAGGAATAATTATGGGTTTATCATATCACGATACACGAGACATCAAACGAATTTTTACAGAGTTTGTGAATAAAATATTCCATTTGAATTCAAAATGGATTAATACTGATGTTGAAGTTCTTACGTTATCTGGTAATAATATTCCTGAGGCGTTTGAACAATACCCGTGGGACAATGAAAAATATCCGCTAGTTGTATGTTTATCGGATGGATCGACAGATGATCACTGGGCAATTGATTCTCGTATAGGTAATTTTTGGGAAACTCTTTGTATTGGTTCTGCGGCACGTGATTATATTCAATTGGGTATTAATCCTGTTGCATTTGGTGTACGTGTTGATAGTGAATCTTTTACTTTACGCCAAGTAAAATTACCTCTGTTATATTTAGGTCCGTATGAAGAGACTGTAGGAGTTACTTTATGGTCGTCTGGATCGTCTGGTCCTGCATTTAAACTAGCGAGTGGTAGTATTAATCCAGGTAGAAATGCTAGTTATAAATGGTATACAACTGGAATGTACGATTTAGCAGGTACAAACGTTACGTTAGACGTTAATACACCATATTTCATTTCAGTCAAAGCTTCGAGTGGATCATATGCGCTTATGTTAGATAATAATCCGAAATTGACGATTACTCCATTTGTCCGTTTTTTACAGTTTAATGGAACTGCTTGGGATGTTGATTATACAAAGACCGCATATGCGTTGGTCAATGGTCCAGTGTATCATCGACTGGGCGGCGGTCTGGAAAGTCGAATTCGATTGTATGTTGAAGCAAAGGATCTTTCAACTACGCAGAAAATTGCTGAACTTTTGTTTGTATATTTGCATTTGCAGAAACATTCAAATGTTAAGCGTAAGATAAAACACCAGTTATCGCCAAATCAGACTGGTATGGAGTACGATTTTGTAAGTGATTTGACGGAAAATGGAATTTATATTATAGATGTAGACAAAAGTGGTGAATCTGTTAGAAATAGGGGAAACGATCGTCTCTTTTCTATTGAATTACATATTACATGTTACAGTGCGTGGACTGAAGACTTTACATTACCTGAATTACGGGATATTGATATTGACCTTGATAACCATTAAAAAATATATAATTAAATTTTGTGCAATAATATGACCTATATTATAGATATAAATAAAAGCGGTAAGCTTATCCGAAATCTGAAAACGGTTAACTTTTCGCTATAAAATTAAATATCATGTATTATAATATTTGGACAGAAAATTTTATATTGAAAGTATGCTGAAAATAAATTTGATCTACTATAGAAACTTTTGGAGGTTTTACAATGGCATATAATCCGCCTTCTGTAAAGGTTACAAGCATTGCGAACAATAGAATTATCAATATTTCTGGTGATGTTCGCATTCCCGCCATTGTCGGTGAAGGGCCGTCTTTACGGACAGTTACTGATCAGGCGGTAGTACGTGGATCAGGGGCGGGCCCGGATCAATTAAACATTACGCCGAGCGGTAGTGTCGGCACTGTTACACTGACCCGTGTTTCACCGTACCCTGGGGCTACGTCAAGTTATTCTGCATGGGATAATAGATATTCCCTTTCTGGTTCATTTGGTGATATTTATTGGGATCCAGGAGCGATTGGTGGTAGTACTGCGCCCCGTGAAGGCGAAACGTATTATGTATCGTATACATATCCGGTCCCAGATACCCAGTTTGATCCAACCATTTTCACTGATTCGAAAGATATTATTGCCGCTTATGGTGCAGAGAGTGCTTCGAATAAATTGACAGTTGCAGCTAATATGGCGCTTGAAAATGGCGCACCGGCTGTGATGTGTCTCCAGGTTTCGGGGTCTGCTTCGACACTTACTAATTGGCAAAGTGCTTTCGATAAATTGAAGAAGAAAGATAATATCGCGTATGTTGTACCAGTTACAACAGATACCGATGTTAGTGGAGTAATTGCAGCGGCTGTACAACATTGCAATGAACAATCTTCACCGGCCATTGGTCATGAACGTGAAACGATCTTTGGAATGAGCAGCAGTTCATCAGTTGATGATCATGTAACAAAATCAAACACATTGGACGACAAACGTGCAATTTTGGTTGCACCGGGCGCAAATGTAACACGCACTACCTCTACTGGTATTGCGCTAACTTTAGATGGTTCGTATATTGCAGCCGCGTTAGCAGGACTTATTACCGCGCAGGCGAAACCGATTCAGCCAGTCACCGGTAAGATTATTACTGGATTTGTTATTCCAGATGATCAGTATGAACCTTATGAAATGAATCGTATGGGTGCTGAGGGGGTTACTGTGATTTATGCCAAGTCTGGTATTAACAAGGTTCGTCATGCACTTACTACTGATCCTACTTCTGCAGATACGTCTGAAATTTCAGTTGTGGCCGCAGATGATTTAGTTCGTAGAATTACTCGTCAGAAACTTACTGATGCTTATATCGGCAAAGGCCTCGTAATTACTGAAAGTACCCCGTCACAAGTTATTGGCACTGTGAAAGCAATTTGGAATTCTCTTGTTCGGGATGGATTGATTTTTGAATATGGTACTAAGAATAATCCAACTACGGGTGAAGTGCCGATTACCGCTGTTCAGGATCCAAATGATCCTACTCGTATTAATGTTACAGGATCAGTAAAGTTTTTGTACCCGTTGAATTATATTTCGTTAGAATTCTACGTATATGTGTAAATTAGAGATAACATTTTAAGAATACAAACAGAAATGCGGAGCCAAAATGTCGATATTGACAATGGTACCGTGTACAAAATATAGAGGAGATCTAACATGGCAAGATTACCTGCCACAAGATCGGAGGTCTTCTATTCGTACGAGATCCAGATCAATAACATTCCAGTGGGCACTTTAAAATCGTTCACACCCCGTCATACGAGAACTCATGAACATGTTCGTGAAATTTCAACAAATGGTGGTGAGATTGTAGAAATTGCTCCTGGTGTACCAACGTATCAGCTTACTTTAAATAAAGTTCGCCTGTATGAAGATACGTTGTTGGACTTCTTTGGTATAGTATCTCAAGATATTCAGAAACAAGTACAGTCCATCAACATTATTGAAACTGTTTGGCAACCTGATACCTCGATTCAGAATGATCAGATAACTGGTCCGGCAGAAGCTGATAGTGCTGGTACTCGTCTTCGTACTTTAACATACGAAGATTGTTGGGTCGTTGAATGGGGGAAGACCGTTTCGTCTGACGGTATTTTAATCGTCGAAGATATGACTGTTCAGTGCACTCGTATCGTGTAATTAAATAGTAAAAGAAAGGATTGATATGGCCTCAGTATTAGAGCAGCTGGGGATTGCGACACGCGGACTTGAAGAAACGGTACAACCGTTTCTTCCTTGGGCCGGTAGTCCAATCCAAGAATGGACAGTTACGTTGCGAATGTTAAATGCGGGTGATCTTATATCTCTCGCTGAGAAAACATCGGGCGTTTCTCCGATGGAAGCAGCCTACCTAAGTAAAATCCATCTTCTTGCAACGGCATTAGTTTCAATTAATGGTCGACCAATTGTAAATGAAGAAGATGTAGAGAGTTACAACAAAGAACATAATCTTACTGGTGTACATGAAATTTCTTTGTATGACTACAAGGTATTGTTCATTAAAAAGCTTACAGAACTTGTTGTTAATCGCCTTGCGTTTGCATATGATGAGATGCAGGATAAGTATGTTTCAAAGATTCTTGGAAAACCTCTTCCTGATGAATTAAGAACAGCAAATGCAAGTGGAGTTGACTTGAGTACAGTAGGAACGGACGAAACGGATGAAGAAGATAATACAACCGATCAAGATAACACAGGAGCACGCGAGACAAGTAGTTCTTAATAGTGTATTTCCGGAATGCATCATTTCTGTAATTGGTGTTCCGTTTACGTTTAAGTTTACGGATCATTCGCTTCCTCCCATTGGTGGCATAGAACAACTTCAATTTATGGAGCGTGTTTTGTGTTGCAAGTCTTTTAAAGGTACACAGTTTGTACGTGAACTCCCTCCCATATTCTATAAAGAACTCTTGCAAGAGTTCATTTCTTTTCAAACAATTGTAGGCGATCAATTATTTCGTGGTGTAGAAGAGTACGCTAAAACTTCTGAATCTCGCAATTATTGGGAAGTTTTTAAAAGCGTGGGACCTGCGTTAACAATTAATCTCCGAGATGGTAAACTTAATGCATTTCAACGTAAATGGGTGTTATTAAATACTATTCAAGATAAGCAAGAAAACGTTAAACTTATTGAAAACGTTTTTGATATATTGAAACCGTGGTTAAATTTAGATTTATTTGCGAAAATGCAAGAAGTTGAGGAAAATCGTCGAGAAAATGTATTTTATAATGATGATAATATCGCGCAAGAAGACGCCCGACTTCGTATGAAAGCTCAAAAAATTGCTGAGCAAGCAAAGCAAAATACTAAAATTAAGATTGATCCAGACGATCTTGATGAAATAACAATTGAAGGTGAATAATGGCTGATGAATTCCAAGGCGGCGAAGATTTATATAGAGGTGGTCGCCGGGAACAAGATCCGAAGAAATTAGCAGAGATTATCAAGCAATATCAAGAGATGATTGATGCTAACAAGAAACTTAGCAAGTTTAGTGATAAGCAAGCTAAGTCTCTTGCGATTCAAACAAAAAATCTTGAGCGTCTTGAGAAACGCCTTATTTCTCTCCGTACCAAAGCGGTCGATCCTGTTGCAAAAGCGATAGATAGTCTTACCACTAAATTATCTGGCGGTAGTGGTCTTAATACCGCATTAACACGGTTCGCAGGTACCTCTGCAGAGTCAATTTTTCATGTAGATAAATTGAATGATAAAGTAAATATTTTTGGACGTACCCTTAACATGTCTGCAACTGCGTTTATGCGGTATCTTGGCGCGTTTCAATTAGTTATTGCGGCTACTTTGAAATATTTAGAATTCCAAGATGAAGCACAACGTAAACAAGGGCGATTAATGCGGTCGTTTGGCGCTACGAACATATCTATTGCGACTACTTATAAAACTGCTGCAGAAGGTTGGCGCGTTGCAGGTAAAGCAGGTGCCGAAGCATCTGAACAGTTAACTGAAGCAATTTTTCGGGCACGCGGTGGTATTGCGCGTAATGTTGGTGTTGAAGGTGAAATGGAGGGTTATCGTAAGCTTTTGGCAATGACTGCAGGAGTTTCTCCGCAGGTTCCTGCATGGATTACTAAGTTATCGGAAGTTTTTGCTGTTCGTGAAGAAAATACTGTAGTTAATCAGCTTGAACAACTTGTTGCGTTGGTTATGAAGAGCGGTGCACCATTTGAACAAATGACGAATATGGTGTTTGATCTTGCAACGCAGTTTGCCCATTTAGGGGTAAATTTATCTGATGCTCAAGGTATGGTAGCTGAATTTATCGATACTGTGGGACAAGGACGAGGTAAGTTATCTCCTATTATTGGTATACAACTTGCTGCACAAGCAATGGAAGAACGTAGAACTGGTGGCGGCGTACAAGGAATGGCCAGAACTGCATGGGCTATTGCAAATCAATACGATAAACTTCCCGAAGCTGTAAAGAAAAGTCTTGGCAAAGGATTTGTCACAATGGATATTGGTAGGCAAATGGGTGTTTTGCAACGAATGACTGATGCAGAATATCAAGCTGCGAAAATGACTGCCGTATATAATCAGTTAATGGATATTCAAAAACGTGGCGGTGGTGTTGGTACTATGGGCGAACAGGCAGCTAAAGTTGCTGCTCAACAATGGGGTGTAGAATGGTTACCGTTACAAAAAGCGGTGCAAGCAGTTGGTTATGGAGAAACTGGCCCCAGAGAATTTGCAAAACAGTTTCAGGATGCTTTACAGAAACAACAAGAGGCATTTGAGAAAGGTGTTGAAGTACCAGAAGATTCTACACGGGTTATTGAAGATACGATGACAGAATTTCGGGAATTTTATACACAGGCCGCTGATTTACAAGCGGAGTGGTATAGTAAAATTTGGGCGGAAGTTGTTGATTTTAAAGGTGCTTTTATTGCGTGGGTGACACGAGATAAACATATTACAGAAAAAGAAAAAGAGAAAGTTGAAACTACGCTCGAAGTTGCTACTGGATTAAGTATGCTTACTCCAATGACAGTGCCTCTTGCGCCATTTATGGGTATAATACGTGCATTTGGGGGACCAGGAGAAACATCTAAATCTGAAACAGTTGATCAACAAACAGCTGCAGATGTTCTTAATGCACGAACACCGTCAAATAAATATCCACGTACAAAGCGTACTTTAGTGCAATATGGTGAGGATACATTTGAAGTTACTGCAACAATTAATGTTGCGCCACCTACACCCGCTGCTCCGGGAGAACGTTCTAGGGCAGTAATTCCTAAACCGGTTGATTAATTATGGCATCGAAGAAAGAGACATTGAAATTTTATCGTTTAGAAACTCGTCCGAGTTATCTTTCATCTGATGTTCCCGTGAATCAAAAAGTTCGTGGTTACGTCAATTATTATGACGAGTTTAAACGATGGGATGTGGAATATACAAAAGAATATTCTTCTATTGATCCACAATATAATTATGTTGCGCCGCGCGATTTTTTTACAGATGAAGAACAACACGGATCGTATAAAGATATTGCATTTGTAATTGATGGAGTGTTTGTTCCATATAATCGTGATGTTCATGATCTGACAGATTTACAAAATCGCATATATATTCTTAAATTTACCACAGGTAAAACTACTCAGGCAATACCTATAGTACCTGGAAATTTAACGAAAGTGTATGAGGAAGCTGCTTCATCTACACCACAAACACTGACTTTTCGGATTAATCCTACGAATTTACGTTTGATTAAACGCAAATTATTTCAACAGATTCGTACCCGTGCAGGATGGGCATTCCAGCATTGGGGCCCGCAAATTGGTGAGATTCATTTAGAAGGAGTTACTGGGAATATTCAAGCAACTCCACAGATACAAATAGGAACCGCTGCAGGTATTCCAATTCTTCCGCAAACAGTAGAAGAAGCACCGACTGAAGAAAATTCACCGGCGTTGCGAGCATTCCGTGAACTTGAGAGCTGGTATGATGAAGATCAAGATGAAAATTATCAAAACAAGGGTTATTTGACAGCTATAGAATATCGTGGTCGTTTCTATGTAGGACATATTGCGGATTTTCAATACGAAGAACGTGGTACAAGTCCTTTTATGCTTTATTACCGTATGAAATTTATGGTACATTATGATGCAGGTAATAAACAGGCTGCCACTAGTCGTGCACGTAATCAAATTGTTCGTAATGAGGAGACGTTACGATATATTGATAATTTGCGAGAAGCACCAACTGAAAGCGAAACATAATGGCTAAACAAAATACAATTCAAACAGTAGGTAATTATTATCCTGATGCATTAGCGGTTTTTATTACTTTAGATGAAGAAGGTAAACCAATTCGGGATCTTTCTACGGCGCATACTATTGTGCCGGATGTTGATGATATTACTGATATACAGTTGACATTAGGATCTACGGGGAGAACTGGGCAATTTGTTCTCAAGATCAATAACACGCGCAATAAATACTTTTATGCAGATGATATTGAAAAAGATATTGAGAATATGAAAGAGGGTAAGACGGTAACATGGATTGCATTAACTGATCCTGCTTTTTCGACTCTTAAAACTGTTGCACCGAACGCAACATGGCAAAATGTTCGTGATTATTTGAATGATAAGGCATGGAATCATTTATATGCACCTCCCGTATCTGATGATTCTAAAATATATATTTTGTTTCAAGATTCATCTGTTAATTATACAGATGCGCAATTAGAAACTATTGAGGACATTGAATTACGTAAAGATCTTGCAAAAGGTAAATTACGTTATCGAAGTATTAATAAAAAAGAGATATCTTCGTATAATCAACAAAGTGATACTGCATCAACTCCAATTACGCGGACTGATGGTGAAGAAGTTGTATCGCTTGACGATATTAATGAAGCTGCGACTATTCTATCTCGCGCACGTAGGCAGTCTTCATTTTTCGAAGAATTTGGAGGTCAGGTAGAACATGGACGTTGTGTATTTCAACCAATGCAATTTTGTGTAATATTAATGCGGAGACGTTTCCAAGAGGAAAACGACCCAAACGACATGATAGTTGCATTTACCGGATATGTTGACACTGTTTCAGATATATTTACCGGTAAAGAACATGTGATTCAAATTGTGGGATCAGATGTTACAAAAATTATGCGAATAACTCAGGCCAACATTAATCCGTCGTTATTTACACGAGGTCTACCAGAGGGTGGAATTTTTAAAATTTGGAATCGTCGATTTGCGGGCATGCTTGGTTGGGAAATTATCAAACTTTTAACCGTTGGTGGAAATGATCCTGAGGGTTTTCGCGTCCGTGGTGCAGGATATTTTGAATATGTTGAAGCAATTAGTCCAGATGCTAGTGCGTATCAAAAAGTTACTTCAAAAGCGGATTTAACCATTGGTTTTAAACGTAGTAAAAGTGAGGTTCGCGAGGAAGAACGTGATAAAATAGATGATCTATTATTTTCTCCTCGGAAAGTACATTTACAAATTCTTCCGTTTGATTCTACACCGAGAGGTACTCAAGATTTTGCGGCGTATAAACGTATTTTTGGAGATTCATTTGCGAATTGGCAAAATGAATATATTGATCATTTGACTATTGCGAATGAAGTCGCGATGTTAACCAATTATGAGTTTTATGCGGATCAAAATGGTGATATATGGTACCATCAACCAAGATTTAATAATTATCATATATTGACTATTGATAATCCTGAGGTTTATATTTTACGTGATGAAGATATTATTACGGCGAATTTTTCAGAAAGTGATAAAGATGTATTGACATCAATTTACGTGACTGGTCAACAGAATATTGTTACAGGACAACCAGAAATTTTTAAGATGGCCGCATTTTATGAGGATCCTACGTTAGTTCAACGATATGGCCGTCGTATACAAGCAATAAGTCATCCGTATATTACGGATTCAGAAAGTTGTTTTTATTTCGCAAAGTCATGGATGTTACGTATAAATGCTGCACGGTTTGTCGGGAAAGTTACTATATTAGGACGTCCTGAGTTACGTGTACACATGCCTATCTATGTCCCATATCGAAATATGATATACTATATTGAAAGTATTTCCCATAATTTTAAATTTGGTGGATCGTTTACTACGACATTAACCCTAAAATATGGTCGTAAACCGTGGCAAATTTTACCAGAGGTATTGGATTATCGTGCGGAGACTCAACCAAATTTGAATCCGCATACTGAAAATCGTACCGTCGTACGTACAATACCTGATGCAACTGATACTGAAACAAAGGTTGAACCATAATGGCTGATGAAATTCAATTCAACCCTGTGGCATATAATCGTCGGGATTATACGTCACCATTTGTAGGATGGGAGGGGCAGAATCCGTATATTCGTCCGGCAATTATTTTAGCAGTAAATGTTTCTACAGGTACAATCAATATCGAGTGGCTTGATCATCCAGGTTCACGAGAGGAACTTCCAATTCCACAAGCTGGACAAGGTATTTTTGAAATGCCTACTCCCGGCGCTGTTGTATTAATGGGTTTTGATAAATCATATCAGCCATATATCCTTCGATATTTGCAACCTGGATATACTGCGCTTATTAATAATTCAACGATTTGGAAGATGCAGCCTGGTGAAAAGATGTTAGTTTCGTATTTGAATGAATCGTTGGTTAGGAAAGATAGACAATTTGCAATACCTGTTCCAACAGGCACATATTTGCATTTAAATAATGCTGGCGATATTTTTATGACAACCGCCGATGGCGATTATTGGCAGATGAATCGGCGCGACCAGACTATTGAACAATATTCACTTAATCACATTGTTCGTACTGAAGCTGGTATATTGGATTTTGGATTGATTAAGCGTGCGGTGAATAATGAAGTAAAAATTATTTCAGAGTCTGGGAAAGCAATGGATGATCCGTCTGCATCACAAGATGCATTAACTGAATTTCGTCTTCGTGTGTTAGAGACCGCAGACGCAAATCCAGAAACACTCCCTGAAGTTGATGATCCGTTTATTGAATTAACGCTAGGCACTAAACTTAAAGAGACTATCAATGCGGATGATACACGTCAATATGAATTGGCAAAGACAGATGATTCATACGCAGGCGGCGCTAATAAAGAAATCATGATTCAGCTTAAAACTAAAACTGATCATGGATTTGAATTTACTGTCGATAAAGATGGTAACTTGACAATGAAAGTCAATGGTAATATTAAATTTGATGTATCCGCAGGAGATGTCACAATTAACGTTGACGATAACGGCAAAGTACATTTAGGCGGCCCTAATGGTGAAAAGGCGCTGTTAGGTGAATCGTTTCAAAAGAAATTTAATGCGCTTGTTGAGTATGTCAATAAATTGCATTTTACAAATACCGCAGGAACACCTACACCATGCTTCCAAGGATCGCCAGCAGGATCCGCAAAGAAATCAGATTCAAATGATTTATCTGATAAGGTACAAAACGAGTAATGGCTGTTACATATAGTAGTTATACTCCTGAACAAGTTAAGAAATTGCTCGGTCCAGCATTAGCACTTGCAATTTCTAGTGTAACTGCAAATAATAAATTAGACTCGCGTAAGAATAAAGATTACGGTACATTAATGTGGACCGCTGCGGCTGGACCACTCGTAGATTATTTATATGCAAAAGCATCGGGATCTGCACCTGATTTTCATACGGTTACGTCCGCGGGAAATGCAACAACGAACAGTATTACTGCCGCGTATATTCAGGCGAATCAAAGTTTCCAAACTCGGTACAATATTCATCTTAATATGGACGGAATTAATACCGTCGGTCGCGTTTATTGGTATGATGCTGCACGCTCACCTGCTGCGAATGGTGCATGGCTTGGATATGACTATACTGATCATGCGTTTATGTTTACTGATGTTGTACGTGTACCCCATCCCTCAGGTTCGTTAGACGCTGCTAATAAAAGTTATGTTGATAATATGATAGAGACTATTGATACTCTTCAAGAAATCACAGACAATGGGAATACAACAACAAATCCATTGATCGTAACCGCGTCAGGATCGGTATTTAATTCATTGACTGTTCCTGGTCCAGTTACAGTAGATGGTATTGTAGATGTCCGTAATAATCAAATAATTAATCTTGCTGACCCCGTTAACCCTCGAGACGCTGTAAACTTGCGCTCAGCTGCATCCGGATCAATTGCAGCTATTGGACTTGAAAGTTGTACGATTCACGATGGAATGAATGTTTTTTACAGTCCTGGTGTTATAACAGGTGGAGCCCTTTCATCTGGATCTACTGGAATTGATGTTGCTGAGGGTTGCGGCTTTATAAAAGCGTTTGATGATATTACCGCAGTTCTTTATACTGTACACTGGGACGGTGCAACTGTTCAATTACCTAAAACCCCGGGCATATATTACATAGGTATGGCTTACAGCGGAGGTAGTCCGCAACCAACATATTACACCTCACTTGAACAGTTTAATTATAATACAAATTATCCCCTCGGATCGGTTGTTTTAACAGGTGATCAGGTAAATATTGAAAATGCTCCGCATTTAGTCGGTAATGTTGCAGGTTTAATGATTCAACGAATTGCAGGGATTGCAGGTATTCAACGAGATAATCGTACAGGTGGTTTGATTCTTGGTGAAACGGGTACTCGTAATTTAACGTTAACCGCAGGAAAGCTTTGGAACAAACTCAGTTTATATGATATTGATGCAATTGATACATCGGATACTGATACGTTTGTTAGTTATTATAGAGACGGCGCAGGTGGATTTACTATTGTTGAAGACCAAACTCAATGGGATAATATTCACTATGATGACGGAAGTGGTACTCTTGCAACATTGAATACAAATCGTTATGCAGTACTTTGGTTTTATTTAACGTTGGCCGGGGAATTAGTTTGTGTATATGGTCGAGATCAATATACATCTATTGTAAACGCCGAATTAGAAAGCGCTCCGAATACCTTACCCTTACGTCTACAAGAACAGTCGATTATAATTGCTCGAATTGTTTTTAAGAAAGACGCAGCCACTGCAAGTCGTATTCAAAATACATTCACCACGCAATTTGAAGTTACAGGTATTACTGATCACGGTGAATTATCAGGTTTAAATGATGATGATCATACTCAATACGCTCTCATAGATGGAACGAGAGCTTTTACAGGCGATCTAAAATCTAACAGTAACATTTACATTAATAATAATGGTCCTGATGGCGATTCTTATCTTTACTTCTATGACGGAGGTTCATCAACTGGTGCCTACATTTTATATGAAGATGCAGCGAGCCAGTTTACTTTAAATAAAGGAATACATGCTTCAGGACATTCCG